GGAAAGCTTTTCAGCTATATCGTCATCACTTGCTAGTTCATATAGGATTCTTGGTCCCACATCACTTTCAAGGATCGCATCCCGTACCGTGTCGTTTACCTTCACATTACTTGATGCCACCATATCTTCGTAATCAGGCAGTTCAGCAATCGTTGCTTCAAGTTTCTGTTGCCAGGTCTGAATGACCTTTTGTTTCTGAACTTCAAACTCTTTTTGCTTAACTTCTTGTTCACGCTTTAATAACGCTTGTTCCGCTGACCATTGCGACAATGCTTCTGCATATTCAAAGGCATCTTTGTAATTGTCAGGGGTTGGCTTTTGAACGCTTTCAGGCTGGGCTTGCGCCGGTTGTGCCTGTTTACCTTCAATTGCCGCCAAACGTCTTTCTGCTTCTTCTGCCCTGGCTTCAGCTTCTTTACGTTGCTTGGTCAGTTCAGAAAACCGCTTTTCTAACTTTGGGTTTTGCTTCTTTTCTTCTGTTCCGGTCGCTTCATCATCAGCTAATTTTGGTTCACTCTGTCCTTCTTTAGCCGCTGGCTCTACTGGAGTTTCCTCAACAGTAGCCGCAGTTGGGCTTTCTTCGGAAGCTAAACCTAATTTATCAGCATTAAATTCCGCTAAATTTTCACTTGTTACGATTGAACCAGCTTGTTTAGGTTGCTCAACAACTGGTGCAACTTCTGCTACTTGTGCTTCTGACATGGTTATTATCCCAAGAATTAACCCTATGAATACACCATAGGTAGTGTTGTTAAGTAATCTTAATACTATATTTAGTGTTTTGCAACTACATCATTTGTTGTGGCGGTTGTCCTTGCGGCATTTGTTGGGCTTGTTGTGCCATTTGTTGTTGTTGTTGCATTTGTTCAGGCGTTGGGGCCATTACGGCCATATTATCTTCAATGGCATTGGTAGCTTTGTCCATCATTGCATATTGTTCTTGGTTTCTATTCATAATTTCAGCTTCTAACCTGGCAGTATCCATTTGGCCAAGAATCAACTTCATCAATGCATCAATTTCAGTCTTGTTTTGGCTGGTCAATGAACGGGTATTTTGGTCACGCATCTTAACTTCAGCGGCAATAACGGCACGGCGATCTTCGCCAGTTTGACGTACTGCTTCTACATCGGTACGGTACTTCATAACCATTGACATAACCTCAATTTGCTTCTGCATGGCTTGCATCTGTTGCTGGTTTGCGGCCAATTGCATCTGAACTTGTGGCGGTATTGGTGATTTTTCATCAATTTGGGCCATTGGGTTAACTGCCGCTAGGCGGTCTGCAATAATGTCTGCACCAGGGAAATCCATATTTCTAAAGATTAAATCACCGGCTTGATTCATTAAATTAGGATCGGCGGCCAATAATGTCATCATGGAATCAACTGCTTCCTGGCGTTTAGTGTTGTAACCAGGGCCAGTTTCCATAACTACGTCATATTCACCAATAGTTACGTCATTTAATATCTTTTCAATGCCGTTTTCATCTGTTTGGCCAGTACGCTGGTTTACAGTAATTAATTCGGGTTTACCATCATCCCCAATAATCCGCATTACACGTTCTGCGCTATAAATTTTAGGAATAAGGTCAAGAATAATACGGCCAGTATGGGCAATAGAACGGGTTAAATTGTCGTAATAGTGGAAGTTAGTCATATCCACTTGAAGTTGCTGGCCTTGTAATGCTTTACCGCTAATATTGCCTTGTGGCAATTGACTTGGATCAAAAATGCCTACTACTGACTGCAAATCCTGGGTAATTGATTGTGCCGCCGCCATAATCGCTACCGGTGGTTGTTCCGGGGCTTGGCGAATTGGGGGTGGTGCCGGTGTTCCATTAATATCTGTTTGCTTGTAACGCAGATAAGAAAAAGACGTATTGTTGGCACTAGCCCATTCTGATTCATGGTTTTCGTCTTGGCCTTCTGCCATGATCCATTTAGCTTTCGGTGCCAGGGCTACCGATTCAGTCATGGATGTTTGCCAAAAGTTATACATACGCTGGGTCTTTAGCCATACGTACCAGGCCAAACTTCTTGCGCTTGTTATCCACTACGCATTGCTGGCCATAAGTTGGCACGATTGGAATGTATTTGCCGGCCCAAGTTCCTTCTTCTAACACTTGCATGGCGGTTAACTTGCACCATTTAATGGATTTTCTAAACGTTTTACGGCGGCTTATTTCAAATACTCCAGCCAATTCCATTGTTTCTTTACTTGGCAATTCATCTTCATAAGCAGTTGTGCCGTCAGATAATAGTACCAATGAAGTGCTTTCAATACGGGTATAAAAGTATTCAGCAATACGAATATCGTGTTTTGTTACCCATTCGCTATTGCTATCACCAGTTCCACGGGCAGAAAAACTACCGCCATCATCGGCATCCGGGTACATTTTCCTAAAGTTTTCTTTAGCCATGACCACGGTAATAAGGCATTTTTCAGCATCGGAACCATCCGGGGCAGTTGAATTAGGATCAAAATAAACGGTAAATGGGTTATCAATTGGCTTAATATAAATTTCCTGGTCAAATGAATCAGGGCGTACATAGTCAGTAGTTACACGCCAATAACCCCATCCCATGCGTACTGCAAAATCAAACGCCGTGTCGTAGGCATGATCGGCATTGGAATTTACTTCTACGTGCCGGCAAATACCAGTAATCATTTCAGCCATTTTGGCATCGGTTTGGTTGTTCATGCCTTGGCATTTAATTCGTGGGCGTTGCTGGCGTTGCTGATTACAAATCTGTCTTACATACGCATCAACTTTATTGATGGTTAAGCATGGCCTGGCTTCTAAATTGCGGCTATTTTGGATTTCTACTGGCCATTGATCACCAGCGGCAAATTTAACGTCATCTAGGGCTTCTGCACGATTAGTAGTATCGGCTTCGGCGGCTTGTCTTAAAAATTCAATTGCTTCTGAAATCCTGGGATCACCGTCTAAATCACCGTAATATTTCTTTTCATCGTAATTGTCAGCCATATTTATCCCATCCAGCCTACTGGTGCCCGTAACGATTTTTGTTTTTGGGCTTTTTTCGGCTCATTAATCATTAATCCTATATATCTAAAGGCATCGGCCCCGTGCGAATATTCATCATGTAATGGCTTGGCACTAAACATTTTCGTATCAGGGTCAACGTCATACCGATAGTGTCTAAGGCATTGTAAGCCTTCTTCAGTATTTTGCCTATCAAAATAGCATTTGTTAAAGATGGTCCTGGCCGCATTAATACTGTCTGCAACTGGCACCCGGTCCAAAATTTGTACCTTCATTCCGGTGGCTCGTACTATTTCCTCAATTGATTTGCCGGTGCCCAGGGATTTGGCTTTTGCATCGTGCGGTAGCCATATCGTGTCGTACACGTAACCAAACGATTGAAGCTTGGCCATGTAATAACTTATGGTTTGCTGACTATCTTCAAAATAACGTAACAATCTTGTTTCCTGGCCCACAAATTGCAGTAGCCACACGGCGGTTTGGTCGGCCCACCCAAGGTCAAAAACTGCATGGACCATTTTTGTTGCATCATATGGCACGTTACATATACGGCCTTCTAATTCGGCCATAGTGACTTCTTTAGCAAATATGGCACCATTGACCGTCTGCCGGGGAATTCCTTCCCATACGTTGTTATACGCTTCTATATCCCTACCCTGAAGGGCACGGCGTTCTAGGTCCAATACTTCAGGAAACCAAGGGTTATCGTTCCAGTTAATCTTTTGAATTACTGAATTTTCCGGTGGATTCATTACAAACCGCTTCCAGGTTTCATCGGTGGGCAGTTCAGGGTTAAAACTAATCCATATTTCGCTATTCGCCTTACGGATAGTAGGTACCAGGACGTTCCAGCTATTAGGGCTTACCGATTGCGCTTCTTCCACCCAGCAAATATCAATGCCTTCAATGGATTTAACGTTGTTTGTGTTGTTCTTTACGCCTACAAATATAAATTCAGTACCGTTTATGCCCCTAATGGTGCGTTCAGTAATTTCATAATGGGCTTCTATTTCCAGGGCAAATATTTG